GGGCTTTGGTTTATCGCTGGTTGGCACTGCGCTAGGCACGGCTTTTGATCAAGCAGTGCAAAGTGCAAAAGATCTAGGCGCTGCTCTTGAGAAACCTGTTGAGAATTTTGATCAACTTGCGCAGCAATCGTTCTTTTCGTCTAAGGCACTTGAGGAAACAATCAAGAAAGCAATTGAGTTTGGCGATACGGCTACGGCTTCTTCTCTGATTCAAGAAGAGGCGATTAAAAAGCTTGGCGTTGATGGTGTCCGCAATTTGCAAGAGCTTGCTTCTGAAAGCGATCAGCTCGGTAGAGCGCTCGGTGAGCTTGGGCAAAATATGCTTGCGGTTATTGCTGGGCCTCTTGCAAAATTTACCGCTGCGTTGAATAACCTTTTTGAGCCCAAGGTGCAGGCTCAGCGCGTTGGGAATCTTCGCGCAAGCCTTGCGCCACAGCAGAGAGAGGCGTTAAATAAAGAGCTTCTTGCTATTGGCGGTCCTGGGTCTGCTCGATATGGCGCACAGCAAAAACTTTCAGAGCAAGGTCGCGGCCTGAACCTCCCAGAAATTGAGCTTGCAGCAATACAAGCACCAGAAAAAATCCAAGCGATACTCGATAAGTATGAACCGTTTGTTATCAAAGGTCAGATCAAGCTCGATCCTAAGCAACAAATCGAGTCTGAGATTAACGCGCTTCAGAAACGGCTTGAAGCGATAGACATTAGCAAGGGCTTACTGGATCAGGTTCGCAGCGCAAATCGTGAGCAAGAAGACCTGGATAAGCAACGCGCTGATCTCATTCGCTCTTACGAAGAAAGCATCGGCGATATTCGCAAGCGCATTGAAGATGAGGTGCGCAACAGGCGACTTGCTGTTCTTGAAACTGAAAATAAAATTCTTAATCAACAAGGACAAAATAGAATCAATCAACTTCGCCTTATCAATCAACAGTTTGTCGCTTCTGCTGGGCAAGGGCAAAGACCAGAAGTTGAAGACGCAGCTAAGCGTGCTGCTCAAATTGTTGCGCAATTCACGGAGCAACAGCTCAGCGCTGAAGAAGAAGCTGCGCAGATTAAGCGCAACGCATCTCTTGACGCGCTTAAGTTTGACACTGAAGCTGCTGAATTTAAGGCAAACATTGAAAAAGAAATTTCTCGCTTGAACATTGAAACAGCTCGTCGCGTTGACGACATTAACCTGAGCGTTGCAAGGAGAAATGAGGAGTACGATCAAAATCGCTTCAAGCTTGAAAAGCGAATTGCGCAGCTTCAGCTAAAGAATAACGAAATAATTACAAAACAACAGCTAGACACTGCCAACAAAAATCTTGAGGCAGCAAGGCAGTCGAAAGATGTAGGACAGATAAGGTACGCGCAAAGTGTTGCAAATATCTATCAAGCACAACTTGATATTATTCAACAGGGACAAAAAGATATTGCCGGTATTTCTGCGCCAGCCAAACTGACAGGCATTCCAACTGGGGCCGTTGGAGGTGGCGGTGTCTCGACCAGACAATTTGACGCAATTATCGGTCAACAAAAAGATAGAATGCAAAAGCTTGTTAGTGAAATACTCGCTGGTCTTGACCTAACAAAGGCCGCCGACATTGACAGCTTCAAAAATCAAGTCGCCGACCTTGCTAAGTCGTTCAATGCCCCTATCGTTGCGTTTGCTCAAAACTTCAACGATGAGCTGCAAGCCAGCTCTCGCTATATTGAGCTGCTCAATCAAGGCTTGAAGGGCACGACAGCTCAGCAAGTAATTCAACTTGAGCAGCAGCGAGCTATCGCAATCGCTCAATACAATCAAGCGATTGCTTCGCTTGAGGAGCGGAAAAATGCAAAAGATACAACCGAGCTAGCAAAGGGAATTATTGAATCGCAGATAGTTGATCTTCAAAACGCAAGAAATGCACTTCTTGGCGCTGTGTCAACTGCTGTTAAGGATGTTGTCTTAAATGAATCAATCATCGCCGCCACAGATGCCATGAGGGCGATGAAAGAAGAGATGAACGAACTTCTTGACAAAGTAAACCAAGCCAAGTTTGCATCCGAAACCTTAGGCCGAGGTATCGCAGGCGGAATTACTGACTCCATCTCTGTTTTTACTGGCTTCAATACGATGACGGAAAGACGCAATTTACAGGCGCAAATAGATCAGTTTCAAGAGCTGAAGAGAGGCGCTAAAGGCAATAAAGACGCTGTTCAGGAATATAAGCAAAAAATCGCAGAAGCCCGCTCCGAAATGGATAAGCTAAAAGACACGGGGACTCAGGTGCAAAGTGTTCTCGCGAACATGCTCAAGGGAATTGGAGAGGCGTTCGTTGAAATGGCGCAAAAGATTATTGCGCAGCAAGTGACAATGATTATTTTTGGGACCATCCTAAAAGCGCTTGGGATTGCAGCTGGCGCAAGTGGTGGGGGAGGCGGTGGCAAGCCTGGAATTGACGTTTCCCCTAGCGGCCAAATCGCCCCTCTTCGGATCCCCGGTGATATTCAAGCCGCTAACGGCGCCTACTTCGACAACGGCATTGCAGCCTTTGCCAACGGCGGCATGTTCACCAATTCCATCGTCTCCTCGCCCACCCTCTTCCAGTTCGCTGATGGAGGCGTCACACGCACAGGCGTTATGGGCGAAGCTGGCCCCGAAGCGATCATGCCGCTGGAGCGTGGTGCTGACGGAAAGCTAGGGGTTAAGGCAAAGCTCAATGGGGCAATGACTCGCTACCGTCGCCCCCCTGGTGCTGACGCAGCCGCTGAGCCAGGCAGTGGTGACTCTGGCTCTGGTGGCGGCGGTGTTGCAGTGACTGCCCCGATCGACGTGCGTTACACCGTGGAGCGCATCAACTCAGTTGATTACGTCACCGCTGATCAGTTCCAGGCTGGTTTGCGGCAGGCAGCTGATCAAGGGGCAAGACAAGGTGAACGCCGCGCATTGACTAGCCTGCGGCAAAATACAACCACACGCCGGAAGGTCGGGATCTGATGGCAGACGCACTTGCCTTTGCGCAATACATGACATTGCGCAGTGCTGATGGCGCAACACGGTATTACTTCCAGAACTACTGGATCAACGAAGACGCACCCAGTAAAGACGGAAGCATTGTTTATGGTTTCATGTCATTTGCATTTAGCGGTGTCCTAGTCACTAAAACCGGAGACAATCAACCGGCTACTCTTGCATTTCCAAACAACGAATTAAGCCGTGGATGGGCTGAAACTGCTGTGCAAAGCATCTGGATGGCTGATGTGCAAACAGTTATTGTTGACCCTGATAGCAAGCAAAATTACACCGTGCTATCTGAGTACGTCGGTCAGATCGTTTCGGGTAGATGGGACGATACGACGCTGCAACTTGAAATGGCATCTGTGTTAGATGCGGTTGGGGCTGACGTACCACGCAAGCGACTGACGCGGCAGCTTGTCGGCAACTTGCCTCTAACCAGCAGGATCCGCCTGTCGTGATCGACCTGATTGGCCGCCCCTATCGCCTAGGCGCCGATGGCTCTGATCCTGATGGCGCGTTGGATTGCATACACCTTGTCTTTACGGTGCTGGATCGCCTTGGCTTGCCGCATCCTGTTTGCAAAGCAGAATGGTATGAAGGCAAGTCGTTTGCCCGCGATCTACTGACGTGGTGCCGCAGGGTTGACCTAGCCACCTACGATGGTGACGTGCTACTGCTACCGCAAGAAACCACAGCTTTTGCGGTCTACTGGGAAAACGGATGCCTCTACATCAACCAGCATTTGAAGGCGGTGGCATGGTGCCCTATCAGCGCAGTGCAGAGCTGCCGCTGCTTCCGTTTGAGAAGCGTCTAATCCAAGAGCTTGGTTGCACGGAAGACGAATACCGAGCCTTTTCTGAACAGGTTCGTAAGCATCCGTATATCAGACCGGCGGAATATGCGCATGTACCCAGCGTTTACGCTGGCCCCGAAACTGCTCTTACTCTCGCAATTATTAACCTTGTCCTCGGCGTAGCAGCAACTGCCGCATCATTCCTGCTAGCACCAAAGCCGCAACAGCCAGGAGAATCAAAGATCAGATCTCGCCAGCTTGGCGGCAAGACAGGGCGTGATGTTTTTACGCCAACCTACGGCTTTGATTCACTTCAAGAGCTAGCAGCCTATGGCACCGCAGTGCCAATCGTCTTTACCAAGCAAGAATCACACGTTGATAGCACTGGCACGCCTTACGTCAGCGGCGGTGTTTTGATCTCACCGCTGCTGGTTTGGTCGCGGGTCAGGAGCTGGGGTTCATATCAAGTCGCAGATGTGATTGCAGTTGCTGGTCAAGGCCCAATGGCCAAACCAGAGCTAAGCGCATTGTTCTTGGGCAATATCCCTATCGACGCGCTTTACGATCAGTTTTACGAGTTCTATTGGAATGCGGGCTACGAAACGCTCGGCGCTGGCAGCCGGCTGCGTATGTACAACCTGCGCTACGGCGATTTTGCGTTAGAAGGCGCCACTGATCGCGCTAGCAACGAAGAAGCGTTTGTGTGCCCCACGGCTTTGGGTAATGCGCAGCCGGCATTCAGCGGTACGTTTACGCCTACATCGCAAACTCAGTTCGGTGTTTTTAGCGGGATAACTAACGGCACACCGTACAGGCCAGACTGGAAAGTTATCTCAGTTCCAGACGAGTGGGAAAGCGATCAACGCGGTGATGCCCGCGAAGAGATGAAAAAGTATGTACCACGGTATCTGCGTGTGTTCCATCGGTTTGGAGCGCTCGGTATGCCAGGCACGGGTGTTAATTATGCTTCGCGAATTGGCGTTATTGCACACAAGGCTG